CGAAAAAGTTGCTATGCCAGTAGGAGAATACCTACTTGAAGATGGCAGACTTATAGTTGTTGCAGAAGAAGGAATTATTGATGACGTTAGAGAAGTATCTGACGAAGTTCCACAAAAGGAAGAAGAATCTAAAGATGAAACTGAAGATTTAGAGTACAAAGACAAAGAAGAAGAACTTGTAGATGACGGAGAAGAAGCTGCAGTAGATGACTGGGCAGGAATGGAAAAAAGAATTAAAAACCTTGAAGATGCCATTGCTGATCTTAAATCTAAAGTCGGAGAAAAAAATATGGAAGAAGAAGTTGAAATGGAAGAAGAAGTTTCAAGACAACCTAAATCCAGAACAGTTAAAGAAGAATTTAACGAAGAAGTAAACGAGCAATTAAAGGAAGAATTATCACAACCTGCTGCTGCTCCAATTAAACATAATCCTGAATCAGGAAACGCAAAAAAAGAACATTTTAGAATTTCGCCAAATAGAAAGCCTTCTACAATGGACTATATATTAAATCAATTAAATAAATAAAAATAAATAATTATGCCACAACCAACTATTACTACTACTTATGCTGGAGAATTTGCAGGTAAGTACATTGCTGCTGCTCTTTTGAGTGGTAACACATTAAGTCAGGGTGCTATCGAAATTAAGCCTAACATTAAGTTCAAAGAAGTTATGAAAAAAGTTGTTACTTCTGGTTTAATTACAGATGACTCGTGTGACTTCACATCTGCTGGTTCTGTAACACTTACAGAAAGAATTATCCAGCCAGAACAATTTCAAGTAAATCTTGAATTATGTAAAACACCTTTTGAATCAGACTGGGGAGCTGTATCTATGGGCTATTCTGCTTTTGATAACCTACCTCCTGATTTTTCAAGTTTCTTAATTGCTCACGTTGCAGAACAAGTATCTGCTTCAACAGAAAACAATATCTGGCAAGGAAATCTTGGTGGTGCTGTAGCTGGAGAATTTGATGGATTCACAACTTTAGCTGCTGCTGACGGAGATGTTATTGATGTTGCTGCTGTAGGTGGTGGTGTTAATTCTGGAAACGTAATTGCTGAACTTGGAAAAATCGTTGATGCAATTCCATCTACTTTATATGGTAAAGATGATTTACACATCTACGTTTCGCAAAACATTGCTAAAGCATACGTTAGAGCTTTAGGAGGATATGCTGCTATAACTAACGTTGCAGGAACTGAAAATGTAGGTTCTGTAGGAGCAAATGGTATTGACAACAGAGGTACACTTTGGTATGCTGGAGGAGAAAATCTTTCTATTGACGGTGTGAAAATCTTTGTTGCTAATGGTTTACCAAACAATTATGCAATGGCTGCTCAAAGAAGTAACCTTTACTTTGGAACTGGATTAATGTCTGACTACAATCTTGTAAAATTGATTGATATGGCTGATATTGACGGAAGTAAAAACGTAAGAGTTATTATGAGATTTACTGCTGGAGTACAATACGGAATTGGAAGCGAGATCGTTCTTTATTCTTAATAAATTAAATTAACCAAAAATAGGGGTAGGTGGGGATAACCTACTTACCCTTTTTTTATAAAATAAAATATAAACTATGGCTTGTACATTAAACACAGGGAGAAAGTTACCTTGTAAAAGTGCCTTCGGTGGCATAAAAACAGTTTGGTTTGGAGACTTCGGAGGTATTACTGGTGTAACTGTAGATTCTACTACAAAACAAGTAACAACTATCGCAGGAACACAACCTGACTGGTATCAATTTGATGTAAAGGGTAATTCTTCACTTGAAACTACTGTAACAAGTTCAAGAGAAAATGGAACTACTTTTTATACACAAACATTAAATTTAACACTAACATTCCTTGATGCTAAAACTCAAGCAGAATTGCAAGATATTGCAGTTGCAAGACCATATGTTGTTGTTGAAGATTATTACGGAAATCAATTCTTATGTGGACTTGAAAACGGAATGGAGTTTGTTTCAGGAACAGTAGTTACTGGAGCTGCTGCAGGAGATTTATCAGGATTTACTTTAGTAATGGAAGGTCAAGAAGAATTAGCTCCTTACTTTTTAGATTCAGGATTAATTACTGCTGATGCAGAACAAATTGTACCTAACTAATATTTATTGATATTAAATTAAGAGCATCCTTCGGGGTGCTTTTTTTTTGCTTTAACATTTTCACAAAATAACTTATTTATTACGTTATATATAAAATGATTGTATTAAAGACCACAACTTCGGCTCAAAACTTTGAAGTTATCCCAAGAGTATATGGGGATGAGTTTACTTTATCAATAAGAGACGACAGTACAAACAACATACAAACATATCAGGTAACTAATGCCACAACAACTGGTAATTATTTAACGTTTAGTCAAGCATTTAGTCCTGTTTTAGTTGAAGGTCATTTTTACGATTTAGAATTATATACAGACCCTAATTTTTGGAATACTAATTATTTTTTATGGGAAGTTTATAATGAATTTTGGAATGTAGATACAACAAACATTGTAGATATATTTAAAGACAAGATTTTCTGTACAGACCAAGAAATAGATCAAATGGATAATTTATACTATAACATCAATCAAGGTCAATACATAACAGACAATTCTTATAATAATGATTACATTGTAATATGAAAAATAGAAAAAGAAATAGTTTAGGTCAATTTGTTAAAGAATCTAAATCCGAAATTAGTTTTGTTAATTTAAGTACCTATACAAGTCCAGAAGTGACAGAAGTTCCAAACCAAGAATGGGTAGGTTACGGGGAAGATAACAATTACTTTCAATTTTTAATAGACAGATACAATGGAAGTCCAACAAACAATGCCTGTATTAATGGTATAAGTCAACAAATTTACGGTAAAGGTTTAGGAGCTACTGACTCTAACAGAAAACCACAACAGTATGCAGAAATGATTACATTATTTAAAAAGGATATTGTAAGAAAACTATGTTATGATCTAAAATTAATGGGTCAATGTGCAATGCAAATAATTTATTCTAAAGACAGAACTAAAATTGCTCAAATAGAACATATGCCTATTGAAACATTAAGGGCAGAAAAATGTAATGAAGATGGAGATATACCAGCATACTATTATTTTAAAGATTGGTCAAAATTAAAGCCAAGTGATAAGCCATTAAGAATACCAGCTTATGGGATGTCAAAAGAAAACATTGAAATATATTACATAAAACCATATAAATCAGGCTTTTACTACTATGCACCAGTAGATTATCAAGGTGGCATACAATATGCAGAGCTTGAGGAGGAGATTAGTAACTATCATTTAAACAATATAATGAATGGTTTAAGTCCTTCAATGCTTATAAATTTTAATAATGGAACACCTAATCCACAAGAAAGAGAACTAATAGAGCAACGTATTGCACAAAAGTTCAGTGGAACAAGTAATGCAGGTAAATTTATATTATCATTTAACGACAATAAAGAAGCACAAGCAGAAATAACACCTGTTCAATTATCAGATGCTCACAATCAATACCAATTCTTATCAGACGAATCACAAAGTAAAGTATTAGTAGCTCATAGAGTAGTAAGTCCTATGCTTTTAGGTATAAAAGACAATACAGGTCTTGGAAACAATGCAGATGAAATAAAGACTGCATCTTTACTTATGGATAACACGGTTATAAGACCGTTTCAGGAGCTTTTAATAGATTGCTTTGATAATATACTTGCTTACAACAATATAGCCTTAAACCTATACTTTATCACGTTACAGCCATTAGAATTTACTGATGTTGACAGAAGCGTACAAACAGATGAAGAAATAGAAGAAGAAACTGGAATTAAAATGTCTACTGATCTTAAAGAAATAGACGGATTAGAAGTTTACGAAACTAAAGAAGAAGCAGAAAAACAAGCTGAAAAAATGGGGTGTTCTGGTCATCACGAACACAAAGAAGGGGATAAGGTTTGGTATATGCCTTGTGAATCACACGATGAAATAGATTTAAAAAAACCTTGTCAGGCAGGATATGAACAATATGGAATGAAAGTTAAGAACGGTAGGTTAGTGCCTAATTGTATTCCGATTAAAATGTCAAGCGAACTTGGAGAAGTTATTTTAGAAAATTTAAAAGGCGAAGTAATAAATGACGAATGGGAACTTGTAGATGAACTACAAGAAGGCTCTGACATAAGCAATGAGGACTGGGCTAATATATGTATTGATGAAAAAAAGAGTTTGTTTCAACAATTAAAAGATGAAATTACTGCTAAACCTGATGGCTTTAGTTATTTAGATTCTAAAAACTATAAGATTAGATATAAGTATGTAGTAGGTTCTAAAAAACCAAGTAATTCAACAAGAGATTTTTGTGAAAATATGATGCGTTTATCTAAATCAGGTATTGTATATAGATTAGAAGATATAGACAAAGCAACAAGAGAGGGAGTTAACAAAGAATTAGGACATAAAGGCAAAGCATACGATTTGTTTAAATTCAAAGGTGGCATTTATTGTAGACATAAATGGATGCGTCAATTATATAGACTAAAAGCAAACACTAAACCATCTAAAGATTTAAGTGATTACAAAAAAACAAGAACGATACCTAAAACTTATATTAAGAATCCAAGAGGAACTAAACAATCAGAAATAGCACCAGTTAATATGCCTAATCAAGGAGCATACCCAAAATAGAAAATTATGGCAACAGCATTATTTATAAATAGAACCGATTTAGTTAGAAATTCCATAATAGATGGCAACGTAGATACTGATAAATTTATACAGTTTATCAAGATAGCTCAAGAAATAGATATACAAAACTATACGGGTACAGACTTATACAATAAAATATCTACATTAATTGCTAATGGAGAAATTGATGACGTAGCTAATGCTAAATACAAAACATTACTTAACACATATTTACAGCCAATGTTGATATGGGCAGCTCAAGTATATTATATTCCATTTGCAAGTTATGCTATAAAAAATGGTGGTGTATTTAAACATAGATCAGAAACAAGCGAAACAGTAAGTAAGAACGAAGTAGATTATTTAGTAGATAAAGCTCGTGAATTTATGGAATATTATTCAAGACGTTTTATTGATTTTATGTCGTTTAATCAATCAGACTATCCTGAATACACAAGTAACACAAATGACGACATTTATCCTGACTATGATGCATTATTTAATGGCTGGGTATTATGAGATATAAACCAAAACAAAAAAATATAGAAAAACTGAAAACGTTTTTAAAGAAACAAGAAATAAAAAATAAAAAATATGGCAAGTCTATTTAACACAAGAATATCAGATACTTATTCAGGTTTAATTAAAACTATTGATAATGCTGCTTTAACTTCAAGTTTAAAAGAGCTAACAGACGGTTCAGGATTAGCAAGTGGGGTATTTATGAATACAGCAGGAGATTTTAAAGTTACTGCTATATTAGAATTTGGCTCTTTAAAAGATACAGGCGAAAACATTATAATAAGCAAGTTTGTAGATGCTGCAGATGGCGTTTTAAACAACGATAACGATACTTCTATACCAACAACTGCTGCTATTATAGATTATGTACAAGGTCACGTTACATTGCAGGATTTAGACTTTGAAGGAGATACTGGAAATGGTTCTGTAGATTTAGATTCACAATTATTAGACATTGCTGGAACTGTAAACGAAATAACAACAGTAGCGTTAAACCAAAAACTTACTATTTCTTTAAATTCAAGTGGTGTTGTTTTACCAAATGGTTCAACAGCTACAACACAAACAGCAGGAGATAATTCTACAAAAATAGCTACAACCTCTTATGTAGATACTTTAGATGCAGCATCTGATTTAGACTTTAGTGGAGATAGTGGAACAGGAGATGTAAACCTAAACACACAAACATTTGCAATAACAGGTACTACAAATCAAATAACAACTGCAGCTTCGGGTCAAGGATTAAGTTTAAGTTTACCTGCAACAGTACATAGAGACTTACAAGGAAACGTAACTGGTAACGTTACAGGAGACTTAACAGGAAATGTAACTGCAACATCTGTATTAGCTAATGGTGTTACTGCAACAACACAAGCATCAAGTGACGATTCAACAAAAGTAGCGACAACTGCTTATGTAAAAGGTTTAAACAATGCAAGTAATTTAGATTTTACAACAGATTCAGGAAGTGGTGCAGTAGTTTTAAATTCAGAAACATTTAGTGTTTTAGGAACAACTAATGAAATAGAAACATCAGGTTCTGGTCAGGCAGTAACAATAGGTTTACCAAGTACAGTAAATGTAAATGTAACTGGTAATCTTACAGGAAATGTTACTGGAAACGTGACAGGGAATGTTACTGGAAATGTAACTGGAGATTTAACAGGAAACGCAGATACAGCTACAGCTTGGGAAACTGCAAGGGATTTATCTTTAACAGGTCAAGCAACAGGTACAATATCAAGTGTAGACGGAACAGGTAATGTAAGTGGTGCAGTTACGTTAGACAATAATTCAGTAACAAGTAAAGTATTAACAGGATTAACTTCTCCTTCTGCAAGTTCTGTTTTAGCAACAGATACAATAGTTGAAGGTTTTGGTAAACTACAATCACAAGTAAATGGATTAGCAGGTGGGTTAAGATTTATGGGTTCTTGGGATGCAGATACTAATTCTCCAGTATTAAGTTCTGGGGGTGGCGAAGCTGCAAACGGAACAACAACTGCAACAACAGCAAATAAATTAGTAGATAGTTCTGCAAGTTTCACTTCAACAGTAACGGTAGGAGATCAAGTAGTCAATCAAGTAGACGGTCAAACTGCTTTAGTTTCAAACGTAGATAGCGATACAACACTTTCTTTAAGTGCAGATATAATGTTAACAGGAGAAGCCTATACAATAGATAATAGTCCTTTTATAACACAAGGTCATTATTATGTTGTAAGCGTTGGGGGGACTACTACATTAAATGGTATATCTAACTGGACTGTAGGAGACTGGGTTATTGCTGGAGCAAACAATCAATGGACTAAATTAGATCATTCACAAGTAGATGGAACAGGAACAACAGGAAATCTAACGAAATGGTCAGCAACACAAGTAATAGCAGATTCAATAGTTTCAGAATCAGGAACAGCAATTACAGTAGATGGTTCTTTGGCAACAAATAGTTTTTTAAATTCAACAGGTAACTTTGCAGTAAATACAGATAAATTTACAGTAGCTGCTTCAAGTGGAAATACTGCTTTTACAGGAGATTTAGCAATCAACACAAATAAGTTTACAGTAAATGCTACAAATGGAAATATATCAGTTGCAGGAACTTTAGATGTTACAGGAAAAACAACATTTGCAGATGACATAACAATTTCAGATTCAATAGCTATACTTGATTTTGAAGATACATCAACTTTATCAGATAATAACTGGAGAATGGAAGCAAATGGAGCTGGAAATGGAGGATTCTTTTTAAAATCTTTTGATAATAATTTTCAAACTGGAAGTACAGTTTTATTTGCTAAATATGATAATGGTTATATAGGACTTGGAGGAAATATTAATCCTCAAGCAGAATTAGACATTTCAGGAGGTTTAATTGCAGAAGATATTTTTACAACAGATTCAACAGGGTCAACTATTACAGTTTCAAAGGATGCAGTTCCAACTTCTGGAAATAGTTTAGGTAGATTTGAATTCAGTGGGGAGGATATAGATACAGGAAACCAATATGTGACGGCTCTAATAAGTGCATCAGCAGAAGCTAATTGGGCTACAAGTTCAAGAACTACTCAACTTAATTTTAACACTACAACAGGAGGCGTATTATCAAGAGCTTTAACATTAAAAGGTAACAACGATGCTGAATTTGAAGGAAACGCAACTTTTGCAGGAAGTGTACAAGTCGGTTCAACAGCAGGATATACTACTATATCTCAAGGGGCGTTTTTCACTAAAGGGGGTGGAGATATGTTTACTGCAAATTTACTTGCAGGAGCAGCAGTTAGTCCAATGTTCAAATTACAAAGAAATGATGTAGAAAAATATAATATTGGTTTAGATGGTAATGACAATTTAGCTTTTATTAATGCTTCTGGTGATGCAAAAATGAGTATAGACAGTTCTGGAAACCTCTTAATGGGTTTAACTTCTGCAACTACAACAGATGGAACTAATATTGAATTAGCATCTTCTACAAGTAGTAGGTATATATTAGCATCAACAGGAACAGGAGGTCATAAATGGACAATGGCTACAGGTACAGATGGTGCTTTAGCTTTTTATGATTATACTGAATCTGCGTATAGAATGCGTATAGATAGTTCAGGGCTTGTTACTATAACAAGGAGTTTTACTCCTGCAGCTTCATTATCTGACATTACACAACTCAAAATTGAAAATACAGATACAAGTTTTGGGGGTAGTGCAGCAGGTATTCAGTTAGATGCAGGAAATGGAGATACAACAGGATTTATTTTATCACGTGCAGACGGAAATGATAATACTTTTGAAGGTGTAATTATTGGTACAGCTACTGATAATCCTATTATTTTTTCTACAAATACTGGAACTTCAAGTATACTGACAAACGAAAGAATGAGGATTACAGAAGGGGGGGAATTACGAGTTGGACATAATTCAGGCACATATACTCATCCAAATACTTTTGCTCAATTTGGAAATACCGTTGTAGCTAATGAATACGGTGCAAGTATTTCTTCTTCTGGAAATAGTTTATCAGGGTATTTTGGTTCAAATGCACATTGGGCAAATGCTGCATTTAGTAAGCCTAATAGTAGTAGGTCTGCAGGTTATTTACAAATAGTAAATACTGCTACTTCTAACGCAGGTAGTGAATTTATTTTTCGTACTGTTTTAAGTGGAGATACTACACATTATACAAGAATGATTATAGAATCAGATGGTTCTTTAAAAGTTCCTTCTGTACATAGTCAAACTACTGGCGTTGGTGCAAATGTAGTTGTTTTATCAGACGGGGAATTATTACGTTCTACTTCATCTTTAAAATACAAAACAGATGTTAGAGATTACGATAAAGGATTAAATGAAGTAATGCAGTTGCAACCTAAATATTATAAAGGCAAAAATGATGAAAGTGAAACACAATTTGCAGGTTTAATAGCAGAAAATGTACACGATTTAGGATTAACTGAATTTGTACAATATGCAGATGACGGAAGCCCAGATGCTTTGTCTTATTCTCATATGATAGCATTATTAACGAAGTCAATACAAGAACTAAAAGCAGAAGTAGATTTGTTAAAACAAGAATGTAAATGTAAAAATTAGTATATTTATATCTTAATCATAAATTTAATAAAATGTCAAAAATTACAAAAGAAGAATTAAAAGAATTACAAGAACAACAAGGTAAGCTAAATGCAATTAAGCACGACATTGGATTGTTAAGCACACAAATCCATAGCTTAAACCATATGTACGCTGATGAAATTTCTAAACAAGAAGAATCAAAGAAATCATTGGAAGAAAAATACGGCAAAATAAACATAGACCTAAAAGATGGGTCATATGAAGAAATCAAAGAAGATAAATAATGAGTTTACAGGATATGAAATTGTATGCAATTAATTTTTCAGCTTTTACGTTGAGTTTCACAAACATTGATATGGTATTAAAAATAATACTACTTACAGTTACAATCCTGTACACAACTCACAAATGGTATTTAATGTATGAAGAAAATAAGCGAAAACATAAGCTATAAGGAAGCAGTACGTTCCGAAACAGCAAAACGTTTAGGTATATCAAATAAACCTAAAAAAGAACATATTGAAAATATGGAGTTAATTGCTGAAAAAATCTTTCAGCCATTAAGAGAATGGGTTAACCACCCTATAAGAATTAATAGTTTTTATAGATCAGAAGAATTAAATTCAAGAATTGGTGGTGCTATTTCATCTGCTCATAAAGAAGGTTTAGCTATAGATTTAGATTCTTTAGGAGGCAAAACTAATTTAGAAATGCTTCATTACATAAAAGACAATTTAGACTTTGATATTTTAATAAACGAATATCCTAATGAAGAAGGCGAACCTAAATGGATTCACGTTAGTTGGAATAAAAAGAAAAACAGAAAACAAGTTTTAGAAATAAAACGCAAAGGCAGATACTACACTTATACAGGCGAATGTAAAAGCTGTAAATGAAAAAAGTAGAATTTGCTATAATTGAAAGGTTTGCTCTTGGCATATTAATTGGTTTTAGTTATTTGCCAGAAGATGAGCATACTGACTTTACAGAGTTAAACATTTATGTAGTATTTATAGTATTACATTTTAAATTTTATAATAATGCCGATACCTAAAAAAAAGAAAGGAGAACAACAAAAGAATTTTATGATGCGTTGTGTTCCAGAACTTATGAAATATCACAAAAAAGATCAAGCAATAGCAATGTGTTATGATGCTTTTAAAGGTTCAGTAGAATTAGAATCATATAATGACTACCCACAAGGTGCAGTAAACAACGCTAAACGTGCTTTAAAATGGGCAGAAAAAAATGGATGGGGTTCTTGTGGAGAAGCAACAGGAAAAAAAAGAGCATCACAAATAGCAAAAAAACAAAACATAACAAGAGATACTATAGCAAGAATGGCATCATTTAAAAGACATCAACAACATAAAGACGTTCCTTATTCAGAAGGGTGTGGGGGTCTTATGTGGGATGCTTGGGGAGGTTCAGCAGGAATAAATTGGGCTATAAGTAAACTTAAACAAATAGATAAAAAATAAAATTATGGAAACTATAAAACACTTATTAGGTTTTTGTGGAGAACATTGGCATCCTAACTTATTTACAATTTTAGCTACATTAATTATATTAAAATTAGTTTATGAAAAAAATATTAGCAAAATTATTTGGAGGAGTAGGAAGTAATATAGCTGAAAAAATATCTAACATTATTGACAAACATACTTTTAGTAAGGTAGAAAAAGCTGAATTTGAAAAAGAGATGCAGGAAATATTTATTAAAGCTGAATCTGATATACAACAAAGCGTTACTGAAAGATGGAAAACAGACTTAAATTCTGATTCATACCTTTCAAAAAATGTCAGACCTATGGTTTTAATATTTTTAATTGTAAGTACAGTATTAATGGTTTTTATTGATGCTGGTGCAATTAATTTTAATGTAGATAGTGAATGGAAGGAATTACTAAAACTATTGCTTACAACAACTGTAGCAGCTTATTTTGGTGGGCGTAGTTATGAAAAAATAAAAAGATAAATAAATTTTTATATATTTGTTTGGCTTATAGCAAAACTTGCACAACCTAATAAAGATGGACGGTGCTTGGAACAGGTAATTAAATTATTTCTTTTTTGTAGGCTTTTTTCTTTCTTTTTCTTTTTGTCCTTTTTCTTTTTCTTTCTTTTTAGTTATTATGAATTGTATAAAATGTAAATACAAAATGCTATATTTAGGTAGTAATCAAAACGGTTATTATTACTTGTGTAAAAAATGCAATAACGTTATACCTACAAATGAAAAAATTAACAAGAAGTAAACTAAT